CTACAATCCAGTCAAGTTCTTGTTGACGCTCGTCATCAGGTTCCCAGTTACGGTACAAGCCCAAGCCTAGGTTTGTTGTCTTATCAATGCTCAAAATGTATGGCTCAGGGCCATCGCCAAAGTCAAGGTAAGTGTAGACCTCATAGACAGTACGCAAACCATCTTCGTTGTAGCGCAGATCTTTACGGCCTTCGATCTTGTCATTGGCCTGTGTTGACTTGCTAAACTCCGGGTCTTCAGGAATGCCAAGGTCAACGTCGATGTACATGCCAGATTTAACTCGGCGCTGATACTCAAACTTGGTAATGTATTGAACGTGGGTCTTACGCTCAGCCGTATAAAAGTTTGTTGCTGCAAATGGCAAATAAATGTCATCGATTGCAATGAACTCTGAGTTAGGACGGCGATGCAGCGGGTTCCACATGAACTTCATGTATTGACCGCCGCCAAGTGGCAACTGCGTGCTCAGCTGTTCTAGTTCGCCGCGGAACTCGACCATTTGCTCAGTCGTTTGCCAATTCATAAACTCGGCTTTACGAGTTGCTTTCTGAATCTTGTTCTTGTCACGCTCACCGTAGATCTTGCTCTTGACAGGACCGTTAGGCGGGAACACTTCCTTCATGAAGCGTGCAGAGAAATCTACACAAGCTTCAACCAGCATTGGATGCACAACCTTGTTTGCACCTGTAAACTGAGCACCGCCTGGCGCATCGTCGCCTAGACCAGTACGACGCAGACCTTCTTCATACTGTTTGTCACGTTTCTCACGGGCTTCTTTGTCATTGCCAATCTTTTCGAGCAAGTCGCTGATAGCTGTTTTCAGCATATCTTGATCGACCTCGTCAACAATGTTGGCAAAGTGAGCTAACTTAGTTGCATGGTCTTCGCTGTTTGTTTCACGAAGAATCGCACCGCCGTCCTCTGTGTCTTCAACTTCGTTGTCAACATCTTCGAGTTCAACGCTCTCGCCTTCAGGCAAATCGTCTTGTAGTCTTTTGGTTGCCATTCGTTACCTCACATAAATTGATTAGCTATTGCATCGATCTGGTCAGGATCATAGGCAGACACACTGCCGCCTTCTGCAAAAGGAATTTGATACTGCACTTGGCCTGATGGCTTACCACGCTTAGGAATGTTTATGTTGGCATTCAACTGACCAGGTCCTACTTTGCCAGAATATCCTGCGTTGTAGCCCAGTACGTCAGTGCCGTAAGGAGTTTTCATGCCTTGCATGCCAAGCATTGCGCGGCCTTCTCCAAGTGGAATTGATCCGTTAAGCATACCAACAAAAACATCTTTTGCATCAAGAGGCTTTTGCACCATTGCGTTAACATTCACATCGCCAAGATTGACGTTGTAGTTTGCTGCAAGAGACTTCATCAACTGGTCTTGTTGGCCTTGAGTCATGCGGTTCATGTCAAGGCCTGCACTAAAGTTACCGCCTGCAGTACGAGTACCAAGGCCTAAGCCTAAATTAGAAACAGAGTCTTCTCTGTTAGGTGCCATCTGTTTCATTGCGTGTTTGTAAAGACGCAATGCATCTGGGTTTTCGCTAAACTCAATATCAGGTCCGCGTACTTCACCGCCTTCGGCATAACCGCGCTGCGAATCAATGCTGTTCATAATTTCATCCACTTGAAATGGGTCGTATTCTGATACGCTGCCGCCTTCGGCATAAAGTTTAGTGCGACCTTTAATGTCTTTTGGTTCTAGCTGTCTTGCTTTGGTTATCATCGGCGGGTTCTTGCCTGTTCCCAAAGTGGAATGCCCATAACCATATCCAGAAAATGGATCTGCAAGTATCATTTCCAAATGAGGTTCTTTGCCTGTTTGAACTGCACGCTTTGAGCCGTAATATTCGCCAACTTTACGTTGAGGCGTAACAAATACCATGCCAGCATCAGTTCCTGCTTTGACTGCATCGTAGTCGCCTGTGTAGCCACGATAAAAACCTTGCAGCATCTTTTGTTCTTTGATTACGTCGGCTAATTCGTCTGCACCTTTGGCGGTACGACTAACTACTCGGGTCATACCTCCAACTACAGGTATCATTCCCAAACTCGATAGTGCCATGCCGAGCTTGTCGTCTTCACGCCTAGCACGTTCAAAGTCTCTAGCGCTTAGTGCTGTGCCTACGCCAGGAATAATGCCTGCGGCAAGGTCAGCAGCAGTCTCACCTGTGGTCATATCCTTTGGCGAATCTAATGAAAGCATCTTCTTTAAAGACTTCAAGACGCCTTCTTTTTCTTTGACCTCAACAGAACCGCCATCAGCCCACTTGACTTTGTTGGCCCAGTACGCAGCGCTGCTTGGTCCTTTAGCAATGTTGGCTGAGTGCCGTGCCTTGAATGATGCGCGCTTTGCCTTCATGCGGTCAGACTCACCTTCTTTAGGTTTGCCTGCAGTACTTGCACCTTGTTGACCAAAACGGATAATCTTCTCCTTGCCATCTACCTTAGTCTTCACAATGTGCGACTTGGTCGGGTGGCTTGGAGTGCGCCTAGGTTGATTCAAAGGCAGACTATCTTTGTCAACAGGGTTTGTCATTTCTTCCTCGCTGCTCGCATGTTGTCTACAAGATTTGGATAAGGACGGCCTGCTTCTTTAGCCATTGCTTTAGCAGACGATTTGGCTTTAGATGAGAGTGGCTTGCTCTCGCCAAGATCTTTTGGTCGTTTCTTTTCCCAGACAGGTTTTTTAGGCTGCATATGGATTTATCCTCGGTTTTTGAGTGATGCGAGGCTCGTCAATATCTTTTGCTTGAGGGAGTTCAAACCATCCATCATTCTTGAGATAGATAATAGCCTGCGTAAACGTGTCAACATAGTCATCATGCTCCGCTACTGGAAACTTCCCCAGTTGTTTTATGAAAGGTGCTGCCCAACTAACGTGCTGGCCAGGATTCTTTCCTGATTCAGGTATCCACAACAAACCTAACTCCAAAGTCGGAGCAGCTTGGTGTGCACGCGATACTTTATCTGCTAATCCTGGATTATAGCCCACAGCAGGCACTTTAGCTAATCGCAAGTCTTGTAGCAAGGACTGGCCGCTGGCTTTGGCCTCGACAAGGATTCGGTCAGGCCGTCTGGCACGAGAGTGAGGTGAGTCTTTGGTCATGCCGCCGTACTCGGTTGTCCAATCCTTGATGGCTTTTGCACGCAAGTCAGGGTAGCTCAAATGCTCATCCCATGCATCGATCAGCATGGCATTGCGTTCGCCTTTGTGAGTAAACATGGCCCAGACCGTGCATGCCGTAGGGTCTCCAGTGGTTTTCTCGGTAAAGGCACAGTCATACGACTGCAAGATGTATTCGAATGGCGGCAGACCTGAGGTTGCAGGCCACATGTTAAAGCAATCGGTCTTGAGAATACCACCTTGACTAGGAACAGGATCTTGCTGCAACTGACCTGCTGCGCCGTACGACCCGAGCAGCTGCTTCAAGTTGGTGATCTCTTTTTTGCCAAAACGTTCAGGGCAGATCAGTTCACCCTTGACTTTGCGTGGATCGTATGACCCAAGCACGGTTTTTCTTTCTTTGCCATCCCATTCAGCCGGAATGCAGATGTGTTCCCAACCCTTGATGTCTTCAAGGATGTGGCCGCTGATGTCAAGTTCGTGCAGACGCTGCATCACGGTGACCATTGCATCGGTCTTTGGATTGTTCAGACGGGTTGACCACACCATGTCAAACCATTCAAGGTCTGAGTTGCGCATGACCTCAGACTGGGCAGCTTGCGCACCGTGAGGATCGTCAAGTATCAAACGAGATCCACCCTCACCAGTTGCCGTGCCTCCGACAGAGGTTGCCAACCTATAGCCGGTCTTGTCGTTCTCGAATCGCTGCTTGGCGTTTTGGTCACCAGACAGCTCAAACATGTGCTTCCACCGGTCTTGATACCAGTTTGATTGCAGCAGACGCCGAGTCTTCAGGTTATCACGAGTACTGAGGTTGCCTGAATACGAAGCGCACAGAAACTTCTGCTGAGGGTTGACAATCCATTCCCATGCAGGCCACATGACCGAGACGATGGTTGACTTGGAATGCCGAGGCGGAATGTTGATCAGCAACCGTTTGATGTCACCAGAAGTAATGGCTTCAAGGTGTTCACAGATTGCTTCAATGTGCCAGCTGCCGATAAATGGAATGCTTGGCTCAACAACATGCCAAGATTGTTTGACAAATTCGTATAGATTGCTCTCAGCTTTGCGACGAAGCTGTTCCCTTGTAATCAGCTCACTCAGAGCTTTGTGATCCAAAGGTGCGTTCATTCTGTCTTTGCTGCTTTACCAAGCAAGGTTTGCATTTGCGCCAGCTCCGTGTCGCTCAGACCTTTAAGGTCCACAACAGAGGTTTCGATAGCTCCGCCGTTCGGCCCGCTGATCTCGCTGCGTGCAAGCTTCGGCACGTGATACTCGACCACGGATTGAAACAAGTTGAATGCCTTCTCAGGGTTTGGCCTGATCTCATAGACCATGTTGCCTTGACCGTCATAAACTTGGTTGCCGTCTTTGTCCAGCATGGGCTTGCCGTTTGCCACCAGATCAAGCCAACCGGCCAAACGGTGTGCATTGCCATCAACGAACTCGGCAATCGCTGCCTTTGCCGTCAGCGTGATTTTGTTCTGCGTGCCTGCAGCACGGCCTGAACCGGCAGGACGTGTAGAGCCAGGCTTGGCACCGCCGCCGTTGTTTGAGCCAGGCAAAGCACCTGCTTTTCGTTTCGGTGCGGGTGTTCGAAGTTCCATAATCAACCCTTTCGGTCAGATTGTCTATTTTGGATTGTATTGTATCCCTTATTGCGCACGTTGGTATCTACGTCTTACTAGGAACCACCACGAAGCGCTTGAGCCAGTCAGGAGGTTGATCACCATAGACGTAGGCCAGCAGCATGCTGTAGGCCTCATCTGCTCCCTCGCACACAAAAACCTCATAGCCTTTTGCACGCAGCTTATCGATCACCTCGTTCTGGTTGTTGCTCGTTCTACCGCCAATCTTCTTCATCTCGATAAACAGGCCGTGTTTCTTTTCACGCGGCTCTGCGAGAAACAAGTCAGGCGCTCCTGCCAAAACCCCTTCTCTCTTCATCTGCGCTGCTACGCGTATGTCTCTCTTGCCACCGTTCGGAATGCTCATAAAAACCAGTTCAGGATGGAAGTTACGCACTCTGGCAACTAGCAAAGTTTGTTCACTGGACTCAGATTTTGTAGGCTTGTTTTTCATCGAGGATCGAGATCGAGTTCATAAAAATCCAACCGGCCACCGGCAGCATATATACTTTTTTGCAAATCTATATATGCATTCCGGCCATCTACTTTATATACATTTACTCTATCCTCTATCCTATCTAGTATAAAAGATAAGGAAATCAACAACTTAATCGAGATCGCGTTGAGGATCGAGTTGAGGATAGGATTAGGTTCTGTCATTCTAAAAGATCTTTTTCGTTAGTTTCGTCCAATTTTTGTCGAACAAGAACGTTGACTTCTTCTGCTTCCATTTTTGCCAGATCTTTTATCGCGATCTTCTTGAACCAGATTTGACACATGCTGCCTTTCCATTTCACAGACCTTTCAAGCTTCATGTAGCCTAGTTTCATGAGCATCTTGTTGAGTGCTTTTCCCTTAGGAACTTCCGCCTCTTCAATAAAGCTCATAGCCGTTGTGAGATGCTTACTCGAGAAAATTTCCTTGCTAAAACCGTATCCACCCTCATCAAGCAGAGTCTTTATAGTCTGAAACTCATCAGATGTGTTTAGGCCAATCATCTGATTTTTAGCAAAAGATGTAGGTGCTTGGCCCTTAGGATTAAACCCTTCGACAGGCTCAAACTCAAGCAACCACTTCCTAAGTCCAGGTGCGTGGTTAGCAATAGACTCAAACAAACGGCTAAAGTAATTGCTATCAGCCACTTGCCTCAGTTCTTCCTGATCATTAAAAGGTGTGAACTGAACCCACCACCGACGGTCCGTATCCTCAAGAGGCAAGGCGTCATGATGGTTAGTAAAGGCAATGTAGTTGACCGTGTTTGGTGCTACGTACTCGTTGACGCCCTTTGGGTGAATGGTTACCTGATCATTGGTAATGTATGGCTTGATGGTATTCAGAACGTCGTGGCGGTTGTGGCCAACCATACGAATCTCTTCTAAGACATTGACACATCTGCCTGCTGCCCAACTAGTAAAGCCTGTGCCCAATACACTAGGAGAGACAATGCCTACGTTGGCCATTCCCATAACTCCCATCATCAGGTTGCCAAGCACGGACTTGCCATCACCTT